TCACAACTGAAAGACCTGGGATTATCTTCTTGCAAGTCCAACAAGTCGCTGTAATGATAGCGTTGATTGCGTTCTTCGTTGAGCACACGCTCAAACTCGGTATTTGTCATTGTTCTCATCGTAGTACGTATTTAAGTTGATTTTCAGTAAGGAGCTTGTGGAGATGGTCTTTCCATTCTTGAGGTATCAAGCAGTCATTATATTGCTCTTTCTGCTCGTGGTTTAGCTCACTGTAACGGCGCTTTTTGTAGCACAAATAGCCGTTAATCACTTGTAGTTCTGTATCTTGCACTTTTTTTGTCTTTTTCTTGCAAGAGAATAATTTTTGTAGTAATTTTGCCATGTTTTAATGTTATATTATTGCCCCCTCGTGGGGCTTTTTTATTTTCTACTTCTGTTTTTCTCATACCCCTGAGCAAATTCCTTTATCTCATTGAAGGAGTACTTAGGATGTCCTTTGTCATTCACTCTGTAAAAGCACCCCTCACGCTCCAAACGGGCAACTGTCTGCTTTTCTATATTGAGGAAGTCTGCTACCTCCTTTGTACTCATTAAGCTGTCTTTTGGTCGCTCTCTTTGCACTCTCCTTATAGCCTCTGCGTACTGGTCTATATGATCAGGAAGCAACTTAGCCATTGTATGAAACTCTTCCACCTCCTCAAGTGTGAGATTATTATAGGTATTCATTGCATATTCTACTCGTGTCATAGTTTGTCTGTTAAGTCATTTTGGTTAATTCCAAATTCTTTATATATCGGAACAAGTGTTATATTTAGCAATTTATTACTACGTCTCTTAGCCAAATCCAACACCGCCGCCTGTTTCACATCAAAAAACAACGCCAATCGCAAACTAAGCTGATTAGTCTTTCTTATAGCATCCGAGGCTTTCTCCGACAGATCTCCTGTTATATTATTCCTGTAGTCTTTTGCCGTCTTTTTAACTTTACTCACTTTTTTCATTGCTGTTTTAATTTTTATCCTTATATTTGCACCTATAAAAAACAAATGTATTTTATATCTCTGTTTTGACACTGCAAAATTATAACTAATTTGGTTATAAAACAAATTTTTGAATAACTATTTTGGTTATAAATAGTGTTAAAGTTTGCAAGTAATTGGTTTTTAAATAATTAGAGTTTTGAAAATATATTTCTCAAAGGAGGATATACCTATCTTAGACTTACATTACTTAAAGCTAATGAAAAAACCCTGCCTTTCTATAATCAAGGAGGGTTTCAAGAGTTATACAATCAATTTGTAAAAAATAATGAGTACAATGATAAACAAAATGTATTAGTAAGCCTACAGATTGAGGAAATCAAACGAAATAAAACTATATCATGGATAGCTCTCATCGTATCTGTACTGTCTTTAATTGTTAGTATCATAACGATGGTATGTACTTAAATAATCTCATTACATCTCGTTTTTCTTTAGCAAATTCAAGCCCTTTGTGAGCAGCGAAGTAATCCAAAAGCTCTGTAAATAAATGCTTGTTCTCAGCCATTTTATAGTGTAGCTCAAGCCGTGATTCCAAAGCATCTACATAATCCTTAATATCCTCCAAGTTAGAAGGAGAATACTGGGTAATTGTGATATTCTGTGCCTTTGGCGTTGGAGTTTCCTTGATTTTGTTTTTCAAAAGACACAATTCAAAGGATTGTTTCTTAATCAGTGTATTTACCTGACTAATATTGTCCCTCATCTCAAGGGATACATATACCATTAATACTATGATTAACAGCAGAAGAATACTTATAAAATACAACATAACTATATAATTTAAAAACGCAACAAAGGTATGAAAAGTAATTTAGATAACCAAAATAGTTATATTAATTTATATCTCAAAGAGGCTTTTTCCAAACTTGGAAAAGATCAATCTGATATAATGAATGATTTAGGAGTATCACAGCCGTATGTATCTGCCTTGATGAATGGGAAAAAATCTGTAGGAAAGGTAATGGCTGAAAAATTAGTATTATTATATGGGTTTGATAAAGCAGGAATACTCACAGGCGAAGGCCATATGCTAAAAGCCTCCCCCTTAACCCTCACCCAACAAAAAAACATACTCAAAAAGCTAAAAAAGCTCTTTATATCACTAAGAAACAAAATATCCAAAGACCAGCAGCAGGCATTCAAGCAATATGAAGCATTACTATCACAAGGTGAGACCATAGTAACACATGAACTCATTCAGGAGATAGCCTCCACCTTTCCTGACATCAACAAGGAATGGATTACTGACAACAAAGGTACTATGTTCCTATCCGATAATGCCTTTATCAATGGAAAGGACTTAAATCATTCCATTAGTAAGCTCAAGTCAAAAAATGGCACAGAGGAAGTATCCCCAGTAGCTGAGCAGAATTATATGATTGTCGAATATGCTGACCTCGCCGTCTCCGCAGGTATGCTCGGAGGTGATTTCTCTGCCGATTCTATTGACAAACTCCCTGAAACTCAAAAGCGACTTGTCCCTCGCGAATACAATGAAGGTAATTATCTCGTAGTACGTGTCAATGGAGACAGCATGGACGACGGCTCTAAGCGCTCTCTCTCCGATGATGATGAGATACTTATCCGCCTTTGGACAGACCCGATAGAAACCCTACCTATCCGTAGCAAGCTCTTTGTGCTTACCACTCGCAGCGGGCATATAGTCAAGCAAATAACCAAAATAGACCATAAAAAACAGCAAATTACCTGTCATTCGTTCAATCCTCTATATCCTGACCAAATCGTCGATTTTGATGAGGTAATACAGCTTTTTACAGTAGAGAAAATAGTTAATTCAAAAATCAGATTTTAAATTTATACAACATGAAAAAAGTATCAACAATAGCTGCATTCGCTGCTCTCATCTCTTCTTGTGGGTATAATCAACAAGAACAAATGCTTTATGATTGGGTCAATCAAGGCACAATGGAAACTATTAAAACAGAAGCCAAAAACATTGGATTCAAAATTAAGGAAATTAAAAAAGTCCAAGAAATTACAGCCAAAGATAGTTTAAACCTCCTCTTATCTACCTTTGAAGATGATAGGAAAGGAATGATAAGTGATTTAGAAAATGACTTAAAAACAGCAGAACATTTACGAGAAACCACTTTGAACAATATAGAGAAACTTAAAAACATCAACTCTCAAGAAGCAAAAGATTATATTGTAGAATTACAAGCAACCCTTGAAAAAACAGAAAGGATAATTAATGATGATAAGAAAAATATAGAATCTTACAACAATGATTGTGTAGGCACTCCTCTTGAAAAGACATTTAAGAGAATACAAGAATACAAAACTCTTGACAACTCAAAGCTTTGTGATATATATAAAGCCACACACACTATAAAGAATCCTTTATTAAATATTGAACAAACAATATCACACAATTATTACACAAATAGAGAGGGAAATAAAATAGTCAAACAAGATTAATCTCTCCCCATAAAAAAAGCCCCATTACGGGGCTTTTCTTCTAAAAACTACAATAAAGAACAAAAAAATAATTATGAAAACAATCCAAATATAATATTTCCTTATCACTCGCTTATCCTCTCGTACCACTTTCATTTCCTTTTCTACCTTTTCAGTACGTATAAGGTCACTCTTTATATAATCTTTAGCTATATTTATACCTTGCACAAGGGACTTTTGACCAGCACTATTTGCCTTTATACTTACTTTGCCTCCTCGCACTGTGATGGTCTCATTTGTCCCATCTCTGATACGATTAAAATACAGCTCTTTTGCATTTCCCATGCTATCTTTATCACTTTCAAGAACAAATTCCATATGCTCAATAGTGGATACATCAAAGATGGTTGTCTTTTCACTCCTTTCAGTAGCTGAAACACTATCTTTTTTAACTAAAACTACCTCTTTGCTACTTGTTTTTGTCTGCTCTTTCTTTATTTTTCTGCTACCACAACTCAATAATAGCAATAACAGCAGTAAATACACTATCCTTTTCATATTTTTTATATTAATAACTAATCAATATACCATCGCCCTCGTTATCATTCCATTGAAGGCTATAGTAACACTCACATCATACGTCTCACTCGAATCATTGAATTTTACATTTCCACCTACTACCTCCACCCGCTCCCAGTTCTTAAAGAACTCATTCTCATAATAGCGCTCCTTCTTCTCCCCTCTGAACAAATACACCTCATTAGACGTATATAAGTCCTTTACCTCCTCTATCTCATCTCTCATTACAGGCACATGGCTACTGAGTTTCCAGCTCTTCTCCCCAATAAGGCCCAAGTGCTTCCTTGTTATCTCTCCTCCTTTGTGAAAGTCCCACACCCCTCGGCTCTTCGTCCTGATCTCCTCTTCATACGTTCCTGAGAATAACCAATAGCCCCAAGCTCCATAACTCGTCCTCCACTTCAGGAATACACCACACTCATCTATCTCCCTGGTGATCTCCCCACGAGGGTAAAACGTTTGATCAAATTCAGTTACACTCCATGCCGTACGGATCACATTAATCCCTCCTACAAAGTCAAATCCCTGATTCTCTATATCTGATGTATAGACGTCTATCTGTGGATAACCAACAAAATAAGGCTTTCCAGCCCCCTTCGGTGCCAATCTCTTATACAGCTCTATCTTTGAATGCTCAACCGTACTATCAACCAATGATAACTCAATACCAATATTACCTATTTTCTTCTTCACCTTCTTCCTCTTACCCCTCTCATGCACCATGCTATATACATCAATATCTATTAGTGAATAAGTAAAAGGATCATAGTAATATTTAAATGGGACTTGATTATCTATGCTTTTATACATTTTCATCATCAATTTTTGCAATAACAAACGCAAATCTATTGATGTGCTATCCTCTTTAATGGTAACCTCTATAACATCATCATGATCCACTTTTATAGAAATTACATCCGCATCCTCTCTTGTCCCTCTCCTATTGAATATAAATGTGCAAGGATAGTGTATGCTCGTATATCGTTCATATACCACCTTAAATCCATCATTTGTTACCTCCATAGTCTATCTTTTTTAAGCGGCCAACTCCTCTATGACCTTGATTATATCACTACTGAACTGCACAGCGTATCCCTCACCCACTCTATCTATTATCCCTTGTATCCGCTCTGCTGTAATCACATCATCGATAAATTCAGGCTTTCCTCCTGCCTTAAACCTCCTTGTTCCCTCCTGTCCTATCTTATGTGCAATAGCATAAGCCAATGATGATACGCTTATCTTCTTCTCCAACGGACGTATCCCCTTTGCCTGTATCCATTCTTCTATAGCCTTCACAGGTGGCATTCTTCCTGATGCCCTCCCATGCTGCATATAGTAGGTATAATCCTCCCCCTCGATCTTTCCAACAAACCTACTTTCCTGACCCTGCACATCTACCCTCAATCCAGCAGCCCAACGGCCACTGGCCCTCATGCCTAAGCTCTCATACTTAGCAATTAGATCCATCACAATGGATCCCATCTCCTCCGTTAGTATCTGCTGCAATTCCATTTCTTTTTCTCTTTTTCTTTCTTGTTGATTTTGACTCACTATCTTCCTCATCATTCAGATAAGCGTGTATTGTCCTGGCTATCTCCTCCTTATCCTCTCTATTAAGGATAATCTTACCCACTACTTGCCCCGCCTTGTCCATCCTTACCTTATCCTCCGCCTTCTCATAGATACTCTTCACCTCGATAAGACACAATAGCAATGCCCCTCCCAGTGTCATAAAGGGGAAAAACCATATCGAGTTCCCATAATACCGCTCAAAGTACCATACCGAACTCATCTGCATTCCATCCACTATTGTCAATGCAATCAGTACATTGTAATATTGTGCCAATTTTCCCACCGTTCGCTTGTATCCGTATGAGGTGCGTACCTCTCCCAGCCGCTTTGCCTTCCTCACACCACTCCACAGGTCTGCCAAAATCATCACCAATACCAGTATGTAGATACCAAAGAGCATCCACAAGGTTACAAAAAACTTTTCCATTTCTAATTCTTCTCTTATCTGTTACTTTTTATTTGAAAATTCACCAATACACCATCAAAATTCGTGTCATACAAGTTAATCACCTCCAGCATCCGCCACTGCAATATATCATATGCCCAGCACAATGCCCCAGGTATCTTCATTACCTCCTCCTTACAACGCTTGATATACCGCTCATACCTACCCTCATCAGCAGCATTACCCCCCTGATCATCATACACCCTATCAAAGTCTGACACCATAAGCAGCAACAACCGACCATTATAGGTACGCCCCACCTCCTGACCGTCCTCAAAGCTAACCAACTCCTCCAGCGAGTCAAGAAATAGATAAAAATCCTTATCCTCCACCCGCTCCAAGTTGCTAAAGTCTTCACGGCCATAATCAAAGGCCCAGCCCTTAGCCCTCGCTATCTCCTGTAATTTCTCTTTCATAATTTGTCATTTGTCACTCTTTGCGCTATCGTACTGATCACCCCCTTCAGCCGCTCTGCATACGTCGGCTCAGTAGCATAACCCGCCTTAGCCACCTCTTCGGCAAACTTATACGGATCTCCCTTCACCTCCAGCGCCTTCGCATAGCGCTTATTTCTAAAGAAAAGATTCGCATGATCCGTGAAGCTCTCCTCCGGCGTGTCATACTTGCGGAACCAATCCCGAACCCGGTACAGATACGTCCCATCCTCCCGAGGGGTGATCTTCAATATCTCCGGAAACTGTGCCTTGCTCGTCTTCAATATCTCCGTGGTTAGCACCAGCTGCCGCTTCTCTACAGGTGTGGAGGCCGTCGCCTTTACCCCAAACATCATATTCCCTGGCGCGCTCTTCCCCCACCCAGTCTCAAGGGCAGATTGTGCCAAGACAAATAAGGCCGATATACCCGTCTTCGCCTCCGTCTCCCGCGCATAAGGCAGGTATTTTTTAATAAATTCTTCCATGTGGCTTATATATTAATAGTAATCTTTAATGATAATCTCTTTGCCCAAGGCTCCTTGTAACGTTAGCCTTTCATTATTATCCATAAATACGGTATCTAAACTAAATGAAACCAATCTATCCGTAAATCTAACAGAACTAAGATTTATTTTACGTCCTTCAATGTAGGCATATCCATCTAATTCCTTATCAAAAACTGTATTTGACCTGTCTAAAAATCTGGAGGTAAAATTAAGCCCCGATAAATCTCTCGATTCGCTAATATTTTTATTGATATAGGTCTTACACACCAGATCATTCCCCTCTCTGATATAATCAAACTTCTTATTAATGCTAACGTCTCGAGCTCTATAGGGATTAACACCTATTGAAAGTTCTGACCTATAGCGAAAAGGGATTGGAACAAAACGCTCTACGTCCCGACCTTTTTGTGTTGCAAAGAAATCTTTTGCCCTTATAGTACAAAACGGGATACTCCCCCCATTACCTCCCCATTCAAAATATTGTATCGCATTCATCTCTTTTAATTATTTGTCATTGGTCATTAGTCACTCGTCATTAGTCACTAGTCATTGGTCATTATACATTGCGTATATCTATATAGCACTTATTCCCATACACACTCACCACAGCCGTACTCCCATCCCCTCCGTTGAAAGTATTATCCCCGGTGTAGATAATCGTCTTACCTGTACAAGTGAAGGTCACTTGCCCTCCGGCGAATACCTTCCTGAAGGACATTGAACCTAAATGTTCTATCTGATCCAATTCAAT